AAGGCTGTTCTCCCCAGCCTACGCCAGACGCGTTCCATCCGTCAAAGGCAACAGCTGCATTGGCCATCTACAGCTTTTATGCAATTCGGATAATCGCATTTGTAGCGTCAGCAGCGGGGAAGATAATGGTAAAGGTGCCTGCAGTAGACGTCTTCGCACCCCCGAAATCCAACACGACAACACTTGGATTGCCCGCAGCCGTGTCGTTGTAGATCAAGGCACCATATGCAGTGATAGTCGCGCTGGTGAAGGACAAGTCAGCAAAGTCCGTAAACGCAGTTGTGCCGCTAGACGTAGGCGTGACGTTTGTCAATGTGCCGCCGCCCGCTGCGTAAGAACCAGAGTTAGCCACCTCGTTGGTAGCAGTGTAGGCTGTTGTTGCAGCCGTGAAAGAAGCGCTGTTGTCGTACAGTGCCAGCTTGAACGTGTCACCGGTGCTGGCTGTGAAATTGTGTACAGCCTGCATCAGCTCTGTCTTAAAGCTTGTGCACATGAAGTTGCCTGAGAATGCCATTTTAATCTCCTAGTAAATGGACCAAGTTGGGGTGACCGGCTTGGGTAAGCCTAGCTGCAATTGTCGCTCTGTCCTGCTCAACTGCCTCTTTCAAATAGAACGCCACTACCTGCTTGACGTTCTCTTTGAATGCTCTAGCCTGCGCCTGCACCGCTGGGTGCGACTGGTCGCCGACGTAAATGATTTTGTCGGCAGCGCGAACAGCTAGCTCTTCTGGAGTCCAGCCTCGTGACTGCGTTGTTTCGACAAAAACGCTTCCTACAAAAGATTGAGCAGGGGAAGTAATCATGGTCCGGGTGACTCCGATTTAAGTGGGATACGAAGCATACCATCTCGATATTCGTCACGACGGCGACGACCCTGCTGCTCAGTGCCCAAGCCTTGAATAGCCTCTTTATATGCAGCGCGGAAATACTGCATCATGTCCGCTGGCCCCTTAGTGTAACTATAGGCCTGGATCAAGCACGCATACAAGAGCGCCTCTGGCGCATTGATACTGATCCAAGTCGTTGGGTTAGCCGACGACAGCTGCGCTGGACGGTAGATGTAGCCCAGCTCTACGCTGTAGTTTTGATTAGGCGTGGGGGCAATGTAGAACGTGTTCTGGTCCCACACCGAATAGTATTTAGGAATGCCTTGGGTAGTTCCGTTGGCCCAGTACTCTTTCATAAAAGAGGTGTCCCTAAAATCCAAGAAAATTTGCTCCCCGCTAGCTGGTGTCAAAATCATGTAGCGATGTGTAAGCAGGTCCGAAGGGGCACTCAAGAACTTGTTACCCTGAGTCATGTTGCCCGTGACCTCTAGCTTAAAAACATCGAGGTCTATCTCGCGAAGAATCTGGTTCTCCGCCATCGTGATAAACGTGTTGATCACCGACTCGGTAAAGACATTGCTGCCCACCTCGGTGTAGTTTCGGATGTTGGTGACAAGTTCGTTGTAGTTCATGTGATGCTCACAGTCACTTTTCCGACAACACCCTGCGCGATAAGCGCTTGATCTTGCACATAAGGACGCATGTTAGCCGTGCCCAGGACGCTGCCGTAACTCTGAAACGCCGTGAAGCCTGGCGCACCGACAAAGACGGACACAGGCTCGATACGATCGGGGCGCGGATCGCGCAGGGCGATAGCGTCTCCCGTGTAGCGCAAAGGTTCCAATTGGGGCTCTTTAGGCTCGTAATCATCAGGGCACACCATGAACCCTCGCCAGTTCTTGCGCAGGGTGTTGTATGGATAGCGCTGGCCACAGTAGTCGCACAGCGCGTTGGAGTACTTGCCTGACGCAAAAGCCATGTCATACCCCCATGTCCGGCAAGAACCGCGCGCTGGCAGTGTCTCGGTCTTCCAATGCGGCGCGCTGGAAGTCTTCTTCGTAGATGGCTTTTAGGGCTGCAGCACGGTCAGCAGCAAACTTGAGCGACAGGTAGTAGGCCAGGCCAGAGGCCAGGCACGGCAAGAACCTGAAGTTCACGTCAGCTGTGTTGGTGTAGTTGCCTGCATCTTGAATGCGGCGGATGCGGTAATACACAAACGTGTACCCGGCAGCCGGGGCAGGGTAGAAGTAAACCTTGGGAATGTTGGTGCGCTCGACATAAAACTGCGCAGGTCGAGCCTGCGTGGTTTTATCCGGCACGTTGAGCCAGTCTTCACGACTGATGCGCTCAATGTACACGTCCGTGTTTGTACCCTGATTGTTTTGGCGAATGACCGCCTCAAGCACGTTGACAACCGACGCGTCCAAGGCAATCTCATTGACGCCAGCGGTCAATGGAAAACTGGCCTGTTCGATCGTCCACAGATTCAGCCCGCGATTGGCCCAGTCAAGGAACAGCAAGTTGAGCGAGCGACGGGCCGAAGTGAGCTGAAACCCACTGGTCGGACGCATGCCGCAGCGCTCAAACGCCTCCTCAACCAGGTCGTCGATCGACAGGTTGAACGTGGTTGTGCCGGAGGTCGTCATTTAGCAGACTGCTCCGCCCTTTTTATAGGCCTTGGTCATCATGCCACCGCCCATTTTGCCAATGGGCTTGCCCATGGCCATGCGCTTGTGTTCATTCATGCCGCCTTTGTTGGCCATGCCGCCCTTTTTCATCATGACGGGGCCCGATGTCTTACTGGGAGAAGACATCACCTTGTTTTTGGGGCCGCTCTCAACAGCACCGCCACCACGAGTGGCGCAACCCATTCCACGTCCAGCCATATCAAGCTCCTTTTTTCATTGCACGGCCTTTAACGTCGGCCGTTTTACGAGAAACAGCGCGGCCCATCTTGTCCGAAGCGGACTTCATAGCCATGCCACCTTTTTTCATCTTGCCAACGCCATCAGCCGCAAAAGCAGGCACTGATTTGCCGCCTTTTTTGACCATTTTCATGGGTGCTTTCATATCGTCCGTCCTTTTTGCATGTCATCAAGCTTTTGCTCGATTCGGTTAAACCTCTGGTCCATGTGGGTGACGAGTTTCTCAACCCGGTCGTCCACTTCCTTACGCGTGATGTGGTCCCTGGCGACCTCTTCGCGGGTGCGATTCAGCAAAATGCTGATGCGCGAGAGCTCATCGAACTTGCCTTTAATCAAGAACCCCATGAGACCCACCACGGCAGTCAAAATCACATTCCAAACCATCATCTCCATTTAGCATCTCCAGCGTTTACGAGCCTGGCGAAGCCTGCTATCAGGGTCCTTAGCGGCTTCTGGGAACTGTTTCATTTGCCCTTCGGAGCGAGCGCAGTACGACGCACGTCGCTTGGCCTCTGCCGCTGAAGGCTTGGCCGTGGTCACAGCTGTTTTCAGCTTGCTTCCAGGGTTTGCCTTGCGGTAAGCCTCTACGCCCTTTTTGGTCATGCCAGCACCTTCCTTGGTCGCGCGGAAGTTCCCGCTCTTGACCGAGGTTTTGATGCCCATGCCTTTTTTGGCAGCCATTACACAGCCGCTCCGCCCTCAAACAGCAGCGTCACACTGGTGATCTCCGCAGAGCTCAAGCCAATGTGGATGCCATCTTCAAACAGGATGCCGGAGTCCGGAACGATCAGGTCTTGCGAACCTGCTGCTGCCGGAGACGTAAGCGTCACTCTAGCGGTGCCGCCGGACCCGCCGCTTTTCAGCGTCAAGGTTGCCGATGTGGCTGTGCAAGTGAAGTACACCCCGAGCAACCGAGTGCGGCCATTGACGGCCTGCGCAGAGGTCGTCTTGTGTACCGTTTGGATATTGCTGTTGCTCATGGCAAGCTCCTATCAGGCAGCGATGACGATCACGCCATAGGTCGCAGCAGCTGGGTCCACAGGGGCCGCAGTGATGTTGGAAGCGCGGATGGTCACGGTGTTGGCGGCCGATACAAATGCGTTGAAAACGATGCCAGCCGTAGGAGCAGCAGGCAGTGCCATGATGACTTCGTCGCCAACGGCAGCGCCAGTGACAGTGATAGTCAGATCAGCCTGGGAAACAGCGCTGATAGAGCCAAAATTCAGGGAAGCGGAGCCAGACAGTACTTTGGTGATGGTGTTGCCGTTGCCAGCGATAAAGCCGTTCAACGAGCGTACTGGGCCGGAGAAGGTGGTCAAAGCCATGATTGAT